CCTACGAGCAGACCGTCCAGGGCGAGGCCGAGATAATCGTCGTCCGCGAGCGCCCGACGATCGGGGAGGCGTGGAACGCCGGAGCCGCCGAGGCCGAGGGCGAGTTCCTCCTCCTCGGAGCCGACGACCTCGTTCCGGTCGGTCAGGCGGTCGCCGAGGGGATCGAGGCCGCCCGCGCGGGGATCTACCCCTCGCCGTGGATCACGCGCCCTGACGGCTCGACCGAGGCCCGAGGCTCGCTCGGCGGCGGGATGCTCCTCGGAGCCGAGACGCCCGAGGGGACGCCCTGCAACTCCTCGCCGGTCCCGCTCCTCTCGCGCGAGTCGTGGCGGAAGGCCGGACCCTCGATCCACGCCCACTATTTCGCCGACGACTACCTCGGATGGGCCGCCCGCGCGAAGGCGAAGCTAGACGTCCAACTCGTCGGCCCGTACCAATTCGTCCACCTAGAGGGGACCGTCGGCCGCCCCGCCGTCCAAGCGCGGGCGATGGACGACCGCGACCTCTACCTCCGGACCGTGACGGGGATCGCCGACCTACCGGACCCGAGGAACGCGTGAACGACCGGCACTCGTGGAGTCAGCGGTGGCGCTACGCGCGGGTCGAGGCCCGCCTCGGCGGCCTCCGAGGACTCGTCCGTCACTTCCGAGCGTGGTTCGGCTCGTGAACGCCGCCCTCGAGCGCGTCTCCGGCCACGAGCCGCACCTCGCCGACGCGACGGTCCCCACGGCTCGCGCCCGTCGCGTCGTCATAACCGGCGGCCTCGGGTTCATCGGCTCCTACGTCGCCGAGCGGTTCGCCCGCGACGGTTGGATCGTCTCGGTGATCGACGACCGCCGTGGGAACGTCGTCTCCGCGATCTCCGGCGTCGTCGTCCATACCGGCCGGGCCGAGGACCGCGAAGTCCTCGCCCGGATCGTCCACGGCCACGGCGAGGGGCGGAAGGCCGACCTCGTGATCCATTGTGCGAGTCCGGTCGGCCCCGGCGCGATCGCCGAGGCCGACTACGGCGTGACCGAGGCGATCGTCGAGCCGACGATCGCCGTCTCGCGGGCCTGCGCCGTCGCCTCGATCCCCCTGATCCATATCTCGACCTCGGAGGTCTACGGGAACTCGGGCGTCTGCTCGGAGTCCGACGGATGCAACGTCCCCGCCGGGAGCGCCCCGAGGTTGGAGTACGCGGTCGGGAAACTCGCCTCCGAGAAGATCGCCCTCCACGCCGACGCGGCGATCGTCCGGCCGTTCAACGTCACCGCCGCCCGTCAGGACGCCCGGAAGGGGTTCGTCGTCCCCAATTTCGTGGAGGCCGCGATCAAGGGCGAGCCGCTCCGGGTATTCACGCCGGGGACTCAACGCCGCGCGATTCAGTCAGTCCACGATCTCGTCGAGGGGATCGTCCGGATTGCCGAGACGCCCGAGGCGTTCGGGGAGATCTTCAATATCGGCAACCCCGCGAACGAGATCTCGGTGACGCACCTCGCCGAGTTGATCGTCCGCCTCCTCGACTCCGACTCCGAGATCGAGGTCGTGGACGGCCGGACGGTATGGGGGCCGAAATGGTCGGAGGCCGCCGGGTTCCACAAGCTGCCCGATATCGAGAAGGCGCGGAGCGTCCTCGGATGGGAGCCGAAGGTTCCGCTCCCCTCCCTGATCCGCGACCTCGCCGCCGAGATCCGCGCACAGTAGGCCGCGGCGTCCGGCTCCGGCGTCATTCTCCGGCCTATGAGCGTTCGCGAGATTGTCCGGCAACGGGCCGCCGTCGGGACCGCGGACTACGCGGTCGCGGGAACGTCCTATTGGACGAACGATCAGATCGACGACGTTCTCGCGCGGAACCGCAGGCTCGTCGTCGAGGAGCCGATCGAGTGGATCCGGCAGACCGCCCCCGGCGGAGGCGCGAGCTACGCCCTCGCCGAGTTCTTCTCCCTCGCCGGGATGATCGAGCCGGGCGGCCCGGGGACCGCCGGAACGATGATCGACCCCTCGACCGGGGGCACGATCACCGGATGGACGATCGACCAAACCGGCCTCGTGACCTTCGCCGCCGACACGGGCGGGACCGTCGTCCCGCGGTTCACCGGCTACGTCTACGACGTGAACGGGGCCGCGGCCGAGGTGCTGGAAACCTACGCCGCCCACGTCGCCGATCAGGACGATTTCTCGACCGACGATCAGTCGTTCTCGCGATCGCAGAAACACCCCATGCTCCTCGCGCAGGCCGCCCGGCTCCGCGAGCGGTCGGCCGGGTTCGGCGTGACCGAGACGATCCCCTCCTACCGCGACGACCTCAATCCCTCGTGGCGCTGACCGACGCCGAGATCGCCTCCTACCGCGAGACGCTCGACGAGACGCTCGGGGAGCCGAGTAGCGCCCTAATCGAAGCGCGGACGCTCGCCGGGGACGGCATGGGCGGGTTCACCGAATCATGGGGAACCGTCGGCACCTTCGATTGCCGGATAGCGCCCCTCTCGGGCGAGGAGTCCGTCCGAGGCGGCGCGATCGCCGCCGTCGGGAAACTCGTCGTCACCCTCCCGGCCGGGACGCCGGTCGCGCCGTCGAACCGCCTGACGATCGACGGGGACGCCTACGAGGTGATCTCCGTCGGCGTCCACTCGTGGGAGCTATGCGTTCGGGCGGTGGTCGAGGATCCGACGTCGGAGGGGTCGGCCTAGTGCTCGTGGTCAATCCCCGAGCGACCCCCGAGGTGATGGCGATCGCCTCGGTCGCGATGGAGAAGATCGTCCACGATATCGAGGGCCGCGCGAAGCTGAAAGCGCCCGTGGATACCGGCTACTTGCAGAACTCGATCCGCTCCTCGCGAGTCGGGCCGACGTCGTGGAAGATCGAGGCGGGGGCCGAGTATGCCGCCCACGTCGAGTACGGGACGCGGTTTCAGGCCGCGCAACCCTACCTCCGGCCCGCCCTCGACGAGATCCGCGCCCAACTCGCCGGAGGGATCCCGTCGTGACCTCCGTCGCCGTCGCCTCGGCGATCTACGCGAAACTCGCGGCCGGGACCGCGATCACGGCCCTACTGACCGACGGGACCGCCGGGATCCACTACGCCGAGGCTCCCGAGGATGCGCGTCACCCGCTCCTCCTCTACTACGAGGCGTCCGACGTCCCGAGTTACTCTCTCGGGAAGCGCCGGGCGTGGACCGAGTACCGCTACACGGTCGAGGCGATCACCGAGGGGCCGTCCTTCAAGGTCGCGAAGCAGATCGCCGACCTCGTGGACGCGGAGTTGTCCGATCAGGCGCTTACCGTTTCGGGCGTGGATGCGATTCTGATCGAGCGTGTCGGAGCGGTGCCGCCTCGGCCGGAGACGGTCGGCGGTCAGCGCTTCAATCACGCCGGATTCGATTTCCGGGTAAAGGTGGGCGCGTAATGGCGACCTCCTACAAGGTGATCCGCGGCCTCGACTACCGAGGCCGCCGGAAGGAACCCGGCTCGACCGTGGACGATCTCAGTCCGTCCGAGGTGAAGGATCTGCTCGCCCGCGGAGTGATCGAGAAGAAATCGAAATCGAAGAAGGGCGAGGACTAGGCGATGGCTTTCAGTCACGGTAAGGACGCGAAGGTGTTCGCGAACGGTCGTCGGATCTCCGACTACCTCCGATCGTTCTCGACCCCCGCCTCTCGCGATCAGGCCGAATCCTCGACCTATATCTCCTCGTGGAAGGCGTACACCGCGGGGATGATCGAGACGACGTTCGCCGCCTCGGGGATCTTCGACGGCGGGACCGCCGCCGTGGACGAGCAACTCCAAGCGACGTTCGGGACGACCGGCGCGATTTGGACGTTCTTCCCCTACGGCTCCGACGCCGGGAAATACGGCTACGGGTGGGCGGCCTCCGAGAACTCCTACGAGATCGACGCCCCCGTGGACGACGTGGTTTCCGTCTCGGTCGAGTGCGTCTCCGCGTCCGGCTACGGGCGTCAGCGGGTTCGCTCCCTCCACGACGAGCAGACCGCCCGCTCGACCTCGGGAACGTCGTCCTCGCAGGACAACGGGACCGCGACGGCGCTCGGCGGCGCGGCCTACCTCCACGTCCCCGCCTTCTCCGGCTCGGGGACCGCGACGATCAAGATTCAGGACTCGGCGAACGATTCGACCTACGCCGACCTATTCACCTTCGCGGCCGTCACCGCGGCCGGGACCGCGCAACGGATCGAACTCGCCGCGGCCGGGACCGTCGCCCGCTACACGCGGGTCGTCTGGACCCTGACCGGCTCCCCCACGATCAACTTTTCGGCGAGTCACTCTCGCCGATGATCTACCGCAAGCGATAGCCGGGAGGAGGTGAAACGAAATGGCATTCACTCACGGTAAGGATGCGAAGTTCTACGCGACGATCGGCGGGACCGAGCGCGATCTCTCCGCCTATCTGACGAGCGCGGGACTCCCGCGGCAGCTGGATCAGGCCGAAACCTCGACCCTCGGAACGACGTGGAAGCAGTACGTCACGGGGATGAAGGACTCCGCGATCCCGTTGGAGGGGAACTACGACCCCACGGTGGACGGCTACCTC